GCCTGATTACGATGACATGATAGCGTCTAGCGAGGTTGTTGTGAGCGACCAAGTGAGAGATGCGATTTTCGAGAGTGAGTTAGGCCCAAGAATCCTATATCACTTAGCCGAAAATCCCGAAGTGGCTGAAAAGCTAGGTCGGTTATCTACGATTGGTGCTCTTAGAGAGATTGGGAAGATTGAGGCAAGACTTGAAAAAGCGCCACAGGAAGAAGTGAAGGCTGTTACTAGATCAAACGCACCGAAGCCGATTAGTCCTATTCGTGCTACTAGCGTTCCAAGCGATAACTCTGTTGATAGCAATGGAGAATTTCATGGAACATTCCAGCAATGGAAAGAAGCAAGATTGGCTAAGAAGATTAGGTAAAAACTTTTTTCTAATTTAAAGGATTAAATCATGGCAAATAATCTGCTTACGATATCCAAGATCACCAACGAAGCGTTGATGGTTTTGGAAAATGAGTTGACTTTCACCAGTGAAGTTGACAGAAACTACGACGATTTATAAACCCTGCAGTTTGCGGTTGTCGGTGCCAAAATTGGCAACACGGTAGGATCATATTTGCCGTGTTTAAACCCACTCTGATTGACTTGGAACTCCTGTAGAGGACAACAAGGGGCAAGCGAAAGCAGCCTGAACGACTAAGTGAGAGGGACATCGAAAGGTGTAAGCGATAGTCTGAACTGTGGCTATAACTAAGCATGAAACCACAGAGGGAAATTCGAAGAAGTTTCCCCGCCAGCAATGGTCAGTAGGCTGAAATGCCGAAAGTAACAGGGTTTGAAATGTGAGACGACCCGGAAGGTTCATCGGGACAACAGGCCCGGCTTTGAATGTTGAAGACTTCAACGAGACTAGCGTACCTGTGACTTTGAGCACTCAATTCCACGTTGATACTCAATTCACCACGCAAGACTTGGCATTGTCTCTCGATATGTTCAGCGACCGAGTGTTGAAGCCCGCTGTTGCTGCTATTGCGAACAAGATTGATCGTGATGGTTTGTCAATGGCTAACTTGAATACTTCTAACATCGTTGGAACACCAGGTACACCTCCTACAGGTTTGATCACTTACCTAACAGGCCAAGCCTACTTGGATTCTGAGGGTGCTCCCCGTGATGGCCGTAGATCATGTATCGTTGAGCCCTTTACAAGCGCCACAATCGTTGATTCTTTGAAGGGTCTATTTGTACCCCAAGAAGCAATTGGCGAGCAGTATCGCAAGGGTTTGATGGGCCGTGACAGCGGTGGCATGAACTGGAAACTCGATCAAAACGTGGTTGCACAATCTTTTGGTTATTGGACTGGTTCTACACCTGGTTCAATTACTGTGAATGGTGCTAACCAAGGTTTGTCTAGTGGCTGGGCTTCTAGCTCCACTATCAACATTACTGCTACCGCAACAGGAACTTTGAATCCTGGTGACGTTATCAATTTTGCTGGTGTGTACGCTGTTAACCCACAAAATCGTCAAGCATATGGTTCTAACAAGTTGCGTAACTTTGTTGTTAAGTCAGCAGTTTCGCTAACCAATGGAAACACAAGCGTGACTGTTAGCCCTGCATTGATCTATGGTGGTCAGTTCCAAAACGTGACAGCATCTCCTGCTTCAGGCGTTGCAGTTACACCTTACAACATTGGTGTATCTTCTACATCAACAGTTTCACCACAAAATATCATCATGCACCGCAATGCGTTCACATTGGCAGTAGCCGATTTGGAATTGCCTGAAGGTGTCCATTTTGCAGGTCGTGCAAGCGATAAAGAGATTGGTTTGTCAATGCGTGTTGTGCGTCAGTACACCATCAATAACGACTCAATCCCAACCCGTTTGGATGTGTTGTATGGCTGGGCCCCGCTCTATCCTGAGTTGGCTTGCCGTGTCGCTGCTTAATTAACATCAAGGAGAAAACATTATGGCGAATCCAGGCCCAGCAACCACAGTAAGCAATCACCCACAGAACTTGGCCACAAACCAAGCATTGCGTTTGATTGCTAGTGCTCAATCAGTAAACCTATCCCAAGCTGGTGACACAGCAATGGTGGTTTTAGATGTCAGCAAATTTGTACCTGTTAGCGTACTCATCACTAACGGCTTGAACTCTAGCGGTGCAACAACCACTATTGCTACAGCTACTGTTGGTGTGTACACAGCACCAGGCGCAACAGGTTCAACAGTATTGACTACCGCTGCTTTAACTAGCAACACAGGTGGTTCTTATGTGACTATCAGCTCTGCAACAAATGCAAACACCGCTATTTCTAACGTATCTAACATTTATGTTAATGTTGGTACTACGATTGCAGCGACTTGTGACGTATTTGTTTACGGCTATGACCTCACGTTTTTACCCTAATTCGTGAGTAAATAAGAAGAAGCCATCCTCAAAAGGGGTGGCTTTTTTCGCATTTAAGATACAATTAATCAAAGGAGTTTATATGTCACTTCAAACCACAATTTTGAGAGGTAACATTCTCAATTCTTTCCTAATATATCCCACATTGACCCCAGCGGCTGTTTCTGGATCACAAGCTACACAAACATTCACAATCCCTGGCCTCATGGTCAATGACTTTGTGAATATTTGCTTGCAAGGTGCTCAAATAACTGGTGTTGGCATTGCTAACGCTTGGGTTTCTGCTGCGAATACTTTGTCAATCCAATTCACTAACAGCACAGGTTCTTCTGCGACCCCAGCATCAGGTGTTTACTCACTTGGCGTTGATCGTTTAGAGGGCAATGTTTATCCCACAAACGCTGCTTAATCATGTCTAATACTTCAGTATTTAGAATTGCTGGCCCTACTACTGCAATTAGCGTTACCACATCTTCATCGACTGCGGTAACCATTGCACCTAGTAATAACGACCAGATCAACTATGCTGGATTTATGAATACGAGTAACAATGTTGTTGCTGTGACGATTGCACCTACAAGCGCACCGGCTGCGGTCTTGCCTGTAAGTGGAACGCCTAGCAATTCTTTTGTTCTTGGGGTAGGTATGAGTTCACCAATGGTGGTGGCAGTACCTCCTAATTCATTTTCAGTTACTACAATTGGCACAGGGTCTAGCACCTTGTACATCACGCCAATGTCCGATCAGTCTTGATCTAAAGGGGGCTAATCACCCCCTCTTTTTTGGGTAGCAATATGTCAAATAACGTAAGTATTACGCAAACCACAAATATATTGCCTGTTCAGGCTTTATACGACCCAACTACACTATCGTTCATTACGTTTATTGGGCCTGCTGGCTTGCCATTTACGAGTGCTGCGGGCGGTGTATCGAGCGTTCAAGTATCAGGCGGTACAACAGGATTAACCACTTCTGGTGGCCCTATCGTATCTAGCGGAACAATCACAATTGGTGGTACTTTAGCGGTTGGATCAGGCGGTACAGGCGCTACATCTTCTGCTGGTGCTTTGACTAACCTATTGCCTAGTCAAACAGGAAATGCTGGTTATTTCCTAAAAACTGATGGAACTAACGTCAGTTGGGCGCAAGGTGGGTCTGGTTTAACCATCGTAACCGACACTACCACTAACGCATCACGCTATTTAGCGTTTACAAGTGCTACAAGCGGTGTAATTACCCAAGAGAACGTCAGCACAGGGTTAACATTTAACCCATCTAGCAACACGCTAACCACAACAACATTTGTGGGCGCATTGACAGGTAATGCGTCTACTGCAACCACAGCTACCACGGCTACTAACCTAACAGGTGGTGCTAATGGTTCTTTACCTTACCAAACAGGGTCTGGGACAACGTCATTTTTGGCGGCTGGGTCTAATGGCCAGTATTTGACACTCTCTGGTGGAATACCATCTTGGGGTAATATCAGCACAGTATCATCTTTTAGTACTGGAACGACAGGTTTAACCCCAAACACAGCCACAACAGGCGCTGTAACCCTAGCAGGAACTCTTGCAGTCGCTAATGGCGGTACAGGTGTTACTTCTAGTTCTGGCGCTTCTAGCGTGGTTTTAAGAGACACTAACGCTAACGCCACTGCTAACATCTTTTACGCTGGGTTTACAAATACTGCAGCAGCGGGCACAACGACCACATTATTGGCTAGTTCAACCCCTAATTGGGTGGTGACAGGGTCAGGTGGTCAGACATTTAAATTGCCTGATGCCACGACTTTAAGCGCAGGGATTATTTACACATTCAACAACAACCAAACTAGCGGTGCTATTACTATTAACAACAACTCAGGGACATTGATTGTTTCCGTGCCGAGTGGCGGGTTTGTAACCTTAACTTTGTTAACGAATAGTGTGGCTGCAGGTACTTGGGATTACCACTATGGAGCACCATCTAACGCTTCTTGGTCGACAAATACCCTAAATTGGGCTGGTTCGATCACCAATACAACTTGGAATGGCGTAGCGATTGGCGCTACTTATGGTGGAACTGGGCAGACAACTTATGCGACAGGTGACATTTTGTATGCAAGTGCTACAAATACCTTGTCTAAGCTCTCTGCTGGCACAAATGGCTATGTTTTAACCCTTGCAGGTGGTGTTCCTACATGGGCATCAACTGCTTCAAGCACAACGATTACTGACGATACGAGTACAAATAGCACTCGATATCTGAACTTTACAAGTGCAACATCAGGCACTTTGTCAACGATTTACACAAGTTCTACTAAGTTACAGTACAACCCAAGCACAGGAACACTAACAACAACTGCTTTTAGTGGTTCAGGGTCAAGTTTGACGTTTGGCACAGGTACTTTGTCCTTGGCTGGTAATGTGACTCATTCAGGTGCTTACACACAGACATTTATAGCAACTGGCAACACTTCTGTTACTTTGCCAACGTCAGGCACATTGGTTAACACAGCAGTTACCACTTTGTCTAGCCTAGCATCCATAGGTACTATCACAACTGGCACATGGAATGGATCAGTTATTGGTGCTACTTATGGTGGAACTGGGGTAAATAATGGTTCAAATACCATCACTTTGGGTGGTTCATTTACCACTTCAGGTGCATTTACCACTACGTTAACAGTCACAGCAAACACCAACGTAACATTGCCTACNACNGGCACTTTGGCTACTTTGGCAGGTACTGAGACATTTACCAACAAGACTTTAACTAATCCTACGATCACATCGTATCTAGAGACTGCTCCTGCTTTGACTAATTCAAGTACAGCAGTTACTTTGTCTCTGTCTTCAGGAACTGTTCTTAGCTACACATTGACTGGTAACTGTACGTTTACCATGCCAACTGCAACGTCAGGCACATCGTTTATTTTAAAGTTAATTCAAGATGGCACAGGTTCTAGAACTGCTACGTTTACTGGGGTTAAGTGGCCTAGTGGCACAGCACCCACAATCACAACAACTGCTTCCACAGGCTTAGACATACTTTCGTTTGTATGTATTAACTCTGTTTGGTATGGCACTTACGCACAGGCGTTTGCATAATATGTTTGGCG